TCCTGCCAGATGCCAGGATGAAGGCCGGAGAGCTAGAATCCCAGGCCAATAAGCTGAAGGCCGAAGCTGAGGCCATGGAGGGAGCTGCCAGGCTGGAAGACATCAATCTCTGGCAGATGGCGAAGGAGAAGACTACAAAGAAGGGCGACCAGACCTATCTCTATTGGATGGCCTCCTGGAGAGAAGGCGGGAAGGTCCGAAATGTCCACCTGGGGAGCTGCAATAGGGTGGACCACGAGACGGCACTCCAGAAAGCACGGAAGATGAAGGGTGAGGCCCTGGGGCTCACTGAGAATTAATCCGTCCCTTTTTATATTTTCTGAGAGCCCATAGAATCGACTTTCTCCTTCCTCGATGGGCTAATCCCTATACCTGGGGGGGAGAGATCCATCCAGGGACGCAACGTAGCTAAGGTACTTCTTAAGAGATCGGCGGAACGCTTAACGGTCTTTTCACTGATGCCGTGCTCGTCCGCTATCTTCTCGGCAGTTGATTTTGGTTGGGGGTCACTGTGACCCTTAACCTTCCCAAACCTCCCACCCCTCACAACAGCGCTTTAGGGAGCAATTGCCGAATCCTCAGATGCTTATGCCAGCATTCTGCATCATACGACTATTGACAAATTCTTTTATTTTAGTCATATTCTTAACAGATCCAAATGCTATCGGAACCTTTACCGGTGATCCATTTCCATCTTTGCCTCTCGCGACTATTCCGAATTCCTCTTGGGTACGTTTGCCCATTAACATTGATCCAATAGGACCTAATAATAACCATCCTGCGGCAAGATTTGCCCCATTCCAATCCGATTTAATATCAGCAGTGACGGAGTCTATTTTTTCCCAGGGAAGCCTGAAGAGTTCTGTGTATTCAGGAACCTTTTCAACCAGTATTCCATCTTCTTGCGTTGAAATGAAACAATCAGTATTACCAGTAGGGATGCTTGGATGTCCGCCTAGATATTTTGCCTCGCTGGATGGATGTTTCACGATATATTCTGCTATATACGCGTGGATCTCTGGAAACCCTATCAATTCGTCTTCTTGAATATTTATTTGCTCTATGTGTCTGCCCAACATTTTGTCATACGAAATAATTGAGTTTTTCCCAGAAGAATATAATATTCGGATGTGTCCGGGCATTAAACCCTTTAAGCTTGGAGCCTTAAACTCTACCTTTGCTATACGCTTAATAGGTATCGTTTTTAGCGTGTCTTCCTCCTTATTTGTGATAATGATATCACCGCCGTTGATTTCTATTTTTCTACTGCGTCCAATATTATCTTTAAAGTATGCTGTCAGTTGTTCATTGGTCATCTCAATTTCCTCCATTTCGTAATGGTTCGATTGCCGATCATTGGCCGTCTGGTGGGATCTGAAGAGGTCAGCTGAGCGCTCGACTGTCCTGGGCTCATGTTGTGCTCTTTTACCGGTCGTTCTGTTGTCTCTCCAGTAACTCCGTCACTTTGTCGGAGTTATATCGTATCTGATTTCGGTCTACCCTCCAGCTTCACATTCTATATGTTAACTGAGGATCAGTTAACACTTAAACGGGCACACACAAGGAAATTTTACCATCATAACTACCCAAACCGCCCATGCCCTTATCCCATGTGATTAAGCCCCTTTCTTGAAGCCCATTAAGCGCCCTATAGAAACTTACAGAAAAAGATCCTGTCCAACACCACAATGCCCCGTACGTGGGATGGGATAGATCCATACGCACATATCGCCCACGTGCTTCAAAATCGGTGCCCACGCAGTACATTAGATCTTTTGATCTAGCGGTTCCACCGTTGGATTTTAGGGCGGTTAATATCGCCTTTTGCATTGATCCTAATCCACGAGACATAAGTGTTAACTAATTACTAGCACATGATATTTAAAGTTAAGTGTTAACTCATCATGACTAAACACTTAATCTGATCGGCTAGGGCTGCTCTCCTTCCAGACCGTTGCCAGAGGTCACAGTGGGGCGAATCCTGGTCTCCAACCTTCGCGGTTAGCCGGGTGGTCTGGCGGCCATCGTTGAGCCTGTGGCCACACCTCATAGCGGGCCAAAGGACTTCGGCTCTCCTCATGGCTCTGATGGTCTCCTTCCTGCTGACAGGCTCTCCTCCGGCTCCTGAGAATAGAATCCTGGCTTGCTGGCTGTCTAGGGCGATCTCCTTTCTTTTCGGATCATCTGAGACGGTGGTCTTGAGGTAGTCAATGATCTGGATGGCTCGGGCCTGGATCTTTGAGACCACCTGCATCACCTTCCCGCCCTCTTGTGGCCGGGCCTTCAGTGCTTCCCGGAGCTTTGCCAGTAGTTGCCGGAGATAGGCGAATATGAGCATAAGCTTCTCTATGGGCGATTGTGTGGCCTTCAGGCCGGCCGATGCCCTGGCTATCCACCTGGAGAGCTCCCTCACTCGGAGGACTCCCGCCTCTTCCACAAGGGCGGCAGTCTGGTTGAAGAAGTCCACCGCCTCTTTTAGGACCATCCCGAGCTCTGAGGCAGGAATCTCAAGGAGAGCATCCGCTAAATCTTGCATCTTCTGAGCCCCCTAAAAAAGAGAGGCCCATATCCGGGCTTGTCCTCCCCAAAATATTGATTGTTTATTACTTGAAAAGGGGTATTGGAAACGAGTTGACGGCAATTCAGTAAGGATATTCGTGATAGAGTAGACAGTAAAAAAATGATATTATCATTCTGACTCAATTGAGAGATCAGACTCAGGGTATCCAAACTTCATGATCACATTTTTTGAAAGCTTAATTATGCTACCAGCACTCAAGTTGGTTTCAACATAGATATCCGTGCCTTCAATCAAACTCGCAGATCTTAGTTCCTCCGAATTTCGTGTGAAGAATGGCCTCACCCTACCAGATATTGTCAAAATATCATCAAATCTGTCTCTATGCAATCCTGCCATAATGCTAGAAATCTTAAGCAACATATCCTTCCAGTACTTTGTTTCATATTTCTCACCTTTAAATGTAAATGAAGTGAGAGACTTATTGGGTATATCTTGAGGTTTTTGGGTTCCGTAATACTGTGTAATCCCTTTTAATTCATCTGTATATTTATAAATATCGTCTGGTGTTTCAATTGAAACTTTTTGTTCCTCTCTGGTTTGGCTATCAAACAAACCTAGCTGCTTGTTGGGGCCATTGAAATACATACGAGCAATAGGTTTACGGGAGTTGTCATCAAGTAGTACACTGCAATAACTCAATGCATCACGGATATTGATACGATTGGCATCAATGGATTCTCTAAGCAGAGTTTTAATTATATAATACCCTTCTAATTCCTCGTCGGTAGTTACAGTTTTGTTGCCCTTTTCACCATTATCTGCACCTGCGTGAGCAGCCGAGACATCCTTCGGTTCATCCTTAGAGACTGAAGATTCGCTTGCTAGAGCGATATTCAATCTATCATTGACCTTATCATTTATGAATTGCTTAAAGGTCTTTTTGGTAATCTGAGCAAACTGATCCCGCACTTGCTCAGTTAATCTCCCAGAATATACCTTTGAGGCAAAGAACTTGACGAAATCTTCAGAAGGATTATTTATTTCCTCATCAAGTATCCTCCTAATTTCTCGCATATATTTAAGATCACTAGCTGTAGCTAAAATGCTGTCTAACTCGAATGAAGATTTGGAGAACTTCTTAACTTCTTCTACAACAGGCTCCTTTAAGTTGAGAAGGTCAAGTTCTAGAAACGGCTTTGCATCCATAACATTCTTGTCTTCCAAGTCCGAATAGAATCGATAAACAATCCCATTAGTCAAAACTCCAAATCTGGCTGCAGTAACACTAAAGTACCTATATAGCTGAGAAGTATGCTCTTGATCTAGGTTGCTGCCGCACCACTTGCATTCGAATAAAATCATTGGCTTGCCATTTATCAAAATAGCGTAGTCAACCTTCTCGCCTTTCTTAGTACCAACATCCGCAACTAATTCAGGTGTAACTTCAGTGGGATCAAATACATTATAACCAAGCGCGGCAATAAATGGCATTATAAATGCTGTTTTTGTCGCTTCTTCCGTCTGAATATTGGCACATTGTTTCGGAATGCGCAATGCTAAATCCCTCATTGAGTCGATGAAGTCCATCTAAATCCCTCTAATTTTGATGCAAAATATGAACACCAGATGAAATAGCTTTGGATTAAATCTAACTGCGAGATCACCTATTGGTCGGGGACCAGAATAGGCAAGCCCTTGCCGGGCCGATGAAGGCGGAGAACAGAATTCTTAACTAATTTGCATTTTCTTTTCAAAATAGGTTCAATTGAACCTTTAACTGAATTTTCACCACTTCTTCGAGTAGACTATTTTAATATGTTTTGTTCAGAATCCATCTCTATCTCCGATAGATCGGTATCAATAAACCGCGCAAATTCCCGCGCGATCCATGCAATTTCTCAGGCATCCGCTGAATACCTCAGAGTTAGTTAAAGATTCAATTGAGCTATTTAGGAAGTCTTGAGGATCAGGACCTTTTTTCTATTATCGCTATATAGTGGCTTAGTCTCAATGCATTCGCCCATTGTGGCCAGGAGCATCGAGAAGAGCTGCTTGGATAGGTGCATCTTCTGGCGTGCGTCCTTTGCCAGCATTTTCCCCCCATTGGCTGCTATGAGAACCATGAGGACCTCTGCCCGGTCCTTCTGAATGGGCTGTGGCTCTCTCTTGGCCGCTTCCCGGAGCTGCTTGATGAGCTGGAGCTGAATCTCTTGGTTCTCGATAAGATGAGCCTGTGTAGCAGCCAAGGCTGCGTTTTCTTCCTTCAGTTGGGCTATTGTCGCCTCTAGGTACGAAATACGATCATGCAAGAGCTGAAGGGCCGTCTCGATTGGCTCTGCTAAGAGCTGCATGGTGGAGCCTCAAAAAGAGAGAGCCGCCCATAACCGGGCTTGTCTCCACATGCTCATTGGCCCTCCTCCTCTTTGTCGAGCTTTTTTATGAACCGCTTGGCTTTGTCTGTGGGCCAAACCTGCACGGTGTCTGGATTTTTATCAAGCCTCAGATAACCGCACGCTCCGAGGTGGTCCAACGCTCGCGAGAGAGTGATGTCCACTCCTTTCTTAGCCTCCAAAAGCTCGCGATATATCTCGCGCTTATGTGCTCCGGGCTTTGCGATTGCGGCCCGAAGCAAAACCACGTCACGCTTGTCAGGGATCATAGGACGGCCTCCGCTTTCTGGAGCACTGCTTTATCTTCTGCCAGGAGAGGGGCGATCATCTCAGATCGCCTCCACCGGGCCGTGTGCGCCCTCCGGCCACCCTGGCAGGCTAGCCCTGATATCCTCTGGCGGCCTTGCTAACCTCTTCGCGGTATTGTGGTGGGCCTCGAGGATCGCTTCTCCTTC